GTGTTTGCTCCCACGTTGACCATGGTAGGCGGCGGCGAAAATGAAGGAGTGGACGAGGGATTCACATGGCCTATATTCACGGGAAGAAATAGCCGCGAAAAGACCTTTAACGGCTCGGCTAATGTCTGGTGGCTTTCTTCGCAGTTCTCCTCTGACGTCGCGTGGTTCGTCGGCACGGGCGGCTCCGCCTACTACTTCGGCCTCTCGTCGCTCACGCTTGGTGTTGTCCCCGCTTTTGTAATCCCTCAATCGGTGCAGATTGACGACACACCGGATAATGACGGCAGCTACAGATTGACGGAACTGCAAAGCTATTGCTCGTAAAAAGACTGCGAAAAAAACATATCAAAGGAGGACAAACAAAATGGAAACAACTGAAAGGACGTTCGGCGCTTGCCGCTACTGCGGGCAACTGCTCAATATCAAGAGCTATTTGGTCCTACACCCAAACATCGACGACCCGGACGAGGACGCGATAGCTACCCTCATATGTGACTGCAAGGAGGCCAGACGCGTCCGTGACACTCATGAGGCTGTCCTTCGGGGAGAGAGCGACCGCATTGAGGCCCTACAAAAGGCAGAGGATGTCATCGAGGAGCTGTTTGCCGGCAACCCGCACCAGAAGCGCATAGCCGTGGACGAGCAGACGCGGGAGATATTGCAGCAGCTTGCCGAGCGGGTGTACGGCGGATTTGTGGATAAGGCGGTCATCACCACCACGGACGGGGTAAAGGCCACCGTAAAGAGCACCGGCTCCGCCGCTATCGGCATAGCCATAGAGCGTAGCGAGACCAAAAAAGAGAAAAAGGAGATATAACCCATGGAAAGCCGGGAGATATATGACATGCTCCTGCGCAACATAGGGGAGCACATGGACGCAAAAGGCCGGGCCGCTGTCAGCATCAACGGCAGGCCCGCCCTGATAGTAACGATAGACCGGGAGACCGGAGAGGTTACCGCCCGCAATGCGATCACTGACACGACCGCCGCCGATGCGATCATAGACTACCTCAACACCATCGCCGGGACGAAATATCAAAAAACGCCGAAAAACCGCAGCTATATCAACGCCCGCATTGCGGAGGGCCATACGCCTGAGGACTGCCGCCGGGTAATAGACAGCCGCTGGGCGATGTGGAAGGGGACAAGCATGCAGGAATATATGCGCCCCTGCACCCTATTTAACTCGGAAAAATTTGAGGGCTACCTCGCGGCGGCGAAAACCAACGTCAAAAAAATCGCTGGAAGTTATTTTATGAACCACATTCAGCGCCAATACTCCGCCGACGAGCTGGCGAAAATAGGCGTTGACCTAATCGGGGATTTGGGAGAGGACTAAAAAATGTCAAAAGAGCAATTTCACAGCAGAGTTTATACGGACAGACCGGCTTATGCCGATTTTGCAGCACCTGAGAAGTTTGAGGCCATAAAAAGCATAGTTGCAAAGCGCCTCGTGGAACACCCGAACGCGATATGCTCCTATTCTGGCGGCAGCGATAGCGATATTATGCTGCACCTGATCGAGGAAGTGCGGCACACATTCGACCTTCCGCCAATTAAATATTGTTTCTTCAACACCGGCCTTGAGATGAAGGCGATTAAACGCCACGTCCGCGAGACGGCAGATAAGTACGGCGTGGAAATTACAGAATATCGCCCGAAGAAAAATATTGTGCTGGCGACAAGAGAGTATGGACAACCGTTTGTATCAAAAATAATGTCCGCCGGTTTGGAAGGCGTACAGAAGAAAAACATACCTCTGAGCATCGCGGATGAATATGCCGAAGCAGAGGACAAGGCGGCAAAATATGCGGAACTGTGCGAACGCTATCCGGGCTGCAAAACAACGATAAGTTTTCTTTGCTGCTGTAACGGCAAAGGCGAACCACGCCCGGAAATTCAGCTCGTAATCAACTCGTCCAAATATATGTTGGATTTCATCAAAGAAAACCCGCCGCAATTCAAGATAAGTAACCACTGCTGCGACGTTTGCAAAAAGGCCGTTGCGCACAACATCCAAAAAGGCTTTGACATGGTTATAACCGGCGAACGCCGAGACGAGGGCGGCATGAGGTCTGTGCCCAGAAAGGATAATACATCGCTCTGCTTCTCTCAGACGGCAAGCGGACAATACCGGCTCAAACCTCTGTACTATGTGTCCGATGCTGATAAGGGATGGTACAAGGACTACTACGGTATCCGCTACTCCGATGCTTACGAGGTTTACGGCCTGAAACGTACTGGCTGCTGCGGCTGCGCGATATCCGCGAAGGCAGTAGAAGAACTTGAAAAAATACGTCCCTACGAGCCTAATCTTGTAAAGGCCGCGTGGAACGTATTCGGGGACAGCTACCGGTATAGGGCGATGTACAACGAGTACAAGGCGAAAAGAAGGGAAGAAGAAAGGAAAAGAAAATGAAGAAGAAAAAACTACCCACCTACACCGTCCTGATCCGCACACCCGCCGGGACGCAGACCATTATTAAGACCAACGACTTTGCAAAAGCCAGACGGACATATGCCCAGTACAAGGGCTCATGCCGCCTCTGCATCGACGGGCGGGAGCTGCATATCCTTGAGGCGGACAGGCTCATGGACGACCACAGCGACAAAGTGATAGAGCAGATATTTATCCCGCGCCGCACGAAGAAAACCGAGGACATACACGCATTAAAGCCTGCCCGGTAACACGGGCAGGACTTGACCTTTTGCCGGGTGCGGCAATCACCCGGTCCTCCATTGATAGGGTGGCGGCAGGTGCGGCCAACGGGGAAACGCCCGCACCGCAAACCACCGCCCCCGGCAAAGGGCCAAGACATGATTATTAAAAAAGGAGGCCACCATGCAGCGGGTTCGACGTGATATATATTCCGGCGTGGTGCTGGAGCGGATCATATACTCCGTGGGCGACAGGACACAAAAGCCCTACCGCCCGCGGAAGCCGAGATTTAAAACGGACGAGGAAAGGGCACGGTTCAATGCCGAGGTAGCCCGCCGGGCCCATACCCGGATCATCAACGAGAACTTCACCCCGGCCTCGCTATACAGCACACTCACCCAGGACGACGAGCACGAAGTACACGATTTTAAGGATTTCCGCCGCCTCTGCGTCAATTTCCGCCGCCGACTGCTCTACGCCTACCCGGAGGCAAAAATCGTTATCTACATGGGGCGCGGCAAAAACACCCACCGCATACACGCCCACATGCTGACGGACGGAGTACCGGAGGAGGCCATACGCAAACAATGGACGCTGGGCAGCGTCAACCGCTGCGAGCACCTCCGGGCGCACATCCACTATGACGGCATAGACCACGGCCCCGATTATACGGGATTAGCCAATTATCTGTTTAGTCACTGGACGCCGGAGCAGGGCGGCCATCACTACATGGCAACCCGCAACCTTGCCCCCTGCGGCAGGGAGCAGACAAAACCAATAAAACGCAACTACACGCCGGCCAAACCGCCGCGCTCTCCGAAAGACTATATCCTCGTCGAGAGCGGCGCGACAGAGTTCGGCTTTACCTATTTCAAGTATGTCAAAATCCCGCCCAAGCGGCGGTGTTAAGCGGCGCAAAACGCAAGGCTTTTACCAGGGCCTTGTAAATGCGTCGGATTTTACGACGATATCAAAAAGGAGGTAAAAAACAATTGCTGAAAGATTACACCATGACCCTCAACCGGGCGGGTATACCAGTATGGCGACCTGCCCAGCCGGTAATAGGCAAAGAGGACGAGCACCAGACCGCCCTGACCAACTGGGCACGGATGATGCGGGCACAGTACCCGGCCCTGCGGCTCTACCACCACATACCCAACGGCGGCTTACGCGATAAGCGCACCGCTGCGCGACTGATAGGGCAGGGGGTACATTCTGGCGTACCCGATGTGTTTATCCCTACGGCACGGGGCGGCTACCATGGCATATACGTCGAGCTCAAAACGGGCGACAACCGTCCGACCCCGAATCAAAACGAGTTTATGAGCGGCGCCATGGCCGAGGACTACTATTGCGCGGTCTGCTACGGCTGGCCCTGCGCCGCCGCGGTGATTGAGAATTACCTGAGCATGCCGGCCTCCGGCTGGCGGGACGCAAACAAAGAACTGCCAAAAGAAAGAACACCGGAACCGCCGAAAGAAAGAGTGAGGTAGAGTAATGAAAACGTACACGCAAGCGGATTTTGACACCTTTGAAGTAGATAAGTTTGGTCGTAAGATATGCCCTGCTGGGGATTATACCGCCATAAAAGACTTTGTAGAGTATTGCGTCTTTGATAGGCATTGTCTCTTTGGTTCACAGTGCCGCTTTATTGAGTATTGTCGTTTTGGTGATGGATGCTACTTTGGTGATGGGTGTAGCTTTGGTGCTTATTGCTACTTTGGTTCGGGTTGCGAATTTGGCAAGGAATGCCACTTTGGTGAGTTGTGTGGCTTTGGCGAAAGGGGCACCTTTGGCGAGGGGAACAGTTTTGGCGAATGGTGTACCTTTGGGGAGTCTTGTAACTTTGGTGAGGGTTGTAACTACGAAAACGGTAAAGTGAAAAATGGTCACTATGTCGCTGTGGATAGGATAGACAACACCAACCGAAAAGCCTATTTTTACACAGATGAAAACGGCAATATGTTTGTCCGCGTCGGGTGTTGGTTTATGGATATGGTGGCATTTAAGGAGTGGGTGAAAAAAGCATACGCGGGAACAATCCGCGAGAAGATATATCTGGCGTCGTGTGATTTGGCAGAACTGATGTTGAAAGGCGGTAACGAGGAATGACACGTGAAGAAGCAGCAAACATACTTGACCCTGAAATAGATATTCAATACTTATTGGACTTTATTCGCGAGCACTATGGCAAACGTGGTGTGGATAGTGCACTTTTGTGTGAGTGTGTAGACGCTGAAGCTTGCCGCATGGGAGCGGAAGCCCTCCGCAAGGTTGATGCGCTTGCACTGGATGACAAACATGACGAGGGCTGCGCTTGGTGCAAGGCCGAATACACGATTATTGATGACGAATTTGCACAGCCAATAAGCCAGAAAATGATTAAATTCTGCTGGCATTGCGGTAGGAAATTGGAGGGCAACAATGAGAGCACTGTATAAACGCACGAAAGGTAAGGCGTCAAATGTGCAGGACAGACTATACCACAAGAACGTATTTTGCATATCAAACCGCTGGATACGCTGGGCAAAACGATATTTAAGCAAAGCGAACAGGAGGGTTGACAATGGCTAAAGAGTACATAGAACGAGAAGCGGCTAAGGCGCGCCTTAGAATGTGGATCACAGATTGCGTATTAGCCGGGGACAATGATGAGGCAGACTGTTTCAGGGACTGTATAGACCTCCTCGACAGCATCCCTGCCGCTGATGTTGCTCCGGCTGTGGAGCTTGAAGATTTGAGAGCCAAGTATCAGGCGCTCGTTGCAGAAAAAGACAAGAACAGCGGAGACACGGCCGAAACGTATACAACCGGGTATCGCTATGGTCACAGAAACGGACAGATTGAATTGCTCCAACAGATTTTGGGCATTTTCGATGGTGTAAGCGAGCTGGAGGAAACAAATGAGTAAAGAATATATAGACCGCGAAAAAGTGATATTGGCAGTAAGACACGCATGGGCAAAGGGGCTTGAGCCGACGCAATACATCGAGCAAATCCCCGCCGCCGATGTTATAGAGAAGAAACATGGATATTGGATAAAAAGGATAATAGAAAATGAAAAAGAGGATTATCCAATACGAAATGTGGATTATATTTGTTCAAGATGCGAAGGCTGCTGGCATGAGCCGCTGAAATATTGTCCTATGTGTTTGGCCGAAATGGATAAGGAGGAATAACAATGGTCAAGTACATCATCATAGGAGTAGTTATTGGTATGGCATTGTCCTTGTTGTTGGTGCTTATATGCGAACTGGTGTACGTATCACGGTTTACAGGGAAAGTGAAGCCAGAACCACCGAAGGAGGAATGAAGATGAAGCCGATTTATATACCTAAAGGAAAAGCAAAAGAGTACGGCGATTATGCTATCAACATTTACACGGGATGTCCTCACAGATGTTATTACTGCTTTGCCCCGTCAGTGTTAAGGAAAGATCGGGAACAGTTTCACACTAACATAAAGCCTCGTGATGGAATTGTGGAGGCAACTATTAAACAGTTAGAGCGGGAAGGAATCGCGGGCAAATTGATACACCTGTGTTTCACCTGTGACCCATACCCCACAGGACATGATACCACGGCGACACGGCAGATTATAAAGGCTATCAAGGCAAGTGGGAACCATGTTCAGATACTTACAAAGGGCGATGGGAGCCGTGACTTTGATTTGCTGGATGAAAACGATTGGTACGGTATTACCTATGATGGTATGTATGGCGGTGTATATATGCCAAGCGACAGGCTTATAGATGTGAAAGAAGCGCATGACTGGGGAATAAAAACATGGTGTTCTTTTGAGCCTGTAACGGATGCAGATCGGGTTTTGGAATGTATCGAGAACTGTTATGACATATTTGACAAGGTTAAAATTGGAAAATTGAATTACTATTCGTCAAATATTAACTGGAAACAGTTTGGGGAAGAAGCCGAACAACTATGCAAGCAACTTGGCATTGATTACTACATAAAAGAGAGCTTACGGGCAGAAATGGTCAAACCGCCAAAGGAGGAAAAATGAAACGAGTAATAGCAATAACAATATTAACCCTGCTGACCCTCGCCCTGTGCGGGTGCGGAAAGGCCGAAGCTGGTACTTACAGACTGCGAACGCTGGAAACGGGTGCATTGTATACGATATATGTCGATAACCTCACGGGCATACAATACCTAAAAACATACCAAGGCGGTGTGTGCGTAATGGTAGACGCAGCGGGAAGGCCGCTGATATGGGAGAGAGAAAAATGATAACGATCCACAACAACGAGGAGCCACTGTACAAGTTGGCGAAGGAAATACACGAAAACGCCGTTACTCATGGCTGGTGGGACGAGCCTCGCAACCTGCTGGAGATTGTCGCCCTTTGCCATAGCGAACTGTCCGAGGCGGTAGAGGAGTACCGCGCCGGCCGCGACATGATTTACCCCGGCGTGGGCGGCAAGCCCGAGGGCATCGCCGTCGAAATGGCCGATTGCCTTATTAGGATACTGGACTGGTTCGGTCATGAGGGGCTGGACGTGGACGAGATTATGCGACAAAAGATGGCCTATAATCGTGGGCGGCCCTATAAGCACGGAAAGAAGTGCTGAAATGAATGATAGAGAAAAGCGTTGGAGGGTTCAGGGACAACTCCGCCGGTGGGGAACACAGCAAACCTGTGCCGGAGAAAACAGGCCGAAATAGAGGGGAGGGGGGCATCAAAAAGCTAAATCAACCCTCCGTGGTACCGGGGCGGCCCATCGGAAAAAAAATTTTTCGATTTTTGAGATGCTTCAAAAATGAACGGCAATGGGGCGCCCCAAAACAACAAAACTACAAATAAACGGCGGCGGCAAATTGGTCATCGAAAAGATTTGTAAAATTACATCAAAAACGACGGTTTTTAATCCAAAAAGGAGGCGAAAAATTGAATCCGAAAAAAGCAACGCGGGAAAGGCGAGATGAGCGGGCAGCCGTGCGGCGACTGCTGATGTATTGGGGTAATGCAGAGCGCACGAGGACGGAAAAAGAGCGGTTGTTAATTAGCGTTGACGAGGAGATCGAAGCGCAATACGACCTTCACCCGCAGCAGATTACGGGCCTGCCGCACGGTACCGAGCTGTCGGACAGCACTCCGGCCACGGTGATAAAAGCTTCGCGGGAATTAAAAAGACTGCGAAAGAAGAAAAAACGGCTGGAAGACGAATTACAAAATCTCGACCATTGGGTGGGAATGATAGAATTTGAAGTGATGTGCTTGCCGCCGCTGGAATATGAGGCAATAAGACTGCGGTACGTTAAATACGGAGTGGCAAAAGGGGGATATTGGGAGCGGATAGCGCAGCAAATGCACGTCTCGATTGATTGGGCGAAGACCCTTGAGAGACAGGGGGTAGACAGGCTGATAGGCAGAATAGCAGCGTAAAGAGAATACCGTATAAGAGGGCTGACATAGCCCTCTTATATCATTATCCCAAACTTTGCCGCCAGCAGCTCCCGCCGCGCGTGGGGGATCGGTTTGACCCCGGCACACCACGAATGCACTGCGGCCTTGCTTACCTCACAGGCCTCGGCGGCCTGCTCCAACGTCAGGCCACGGGCCTTGAGTTGATCCCGCAAATACTCGCCGTCGCTGAGCACGGGAGCGCACCGGCCCTGCATATATGCAAGCTCCCACATGCCCTGTTGGTTGAGCGGCAGCGCGTGGTCGCCCTCGGTTATATCCTCTGCGCCTTGCAGCGCGTCCCGTATGGCTCTATCGACCTCCGGGGTGAGCTTGCGGTTAATAATCATATACCGCAAGCCCTCACCCAGCCCACGGATGGGCCACATATTAGCTGTCTGCACCCGGCAGTGCGCCCCGATGATGTCGGGGAGCTGCGCCGCCATTATACCATACGCCCGACCCAGGGCCTTAACTGTGTTGTCTGTCATGTTTTACATCCTCCTTTTTGCCGCCGGGCTTGTGACCGGCCTGCCGCATTACCGCCCTTGCGGGCGTCACTCTGCGTTATTTGTATATCTTGACCGTCTCCTGACCGTCTATCGCGGCGGTAGTATTTAATTCATTTACGGGCAAGCGCTTGATCACGGCTGTGCCCTGGTTGATGATGCATTCATACTTATAACGGTAGGTTCTGGTATCTACTGTCAATTCCCTCTTTACACGGTTCTCAAATGCTTTAGTCATTGCTTTTATCTCCTCTCTTGTTATGTCTATATTATATACCTGTCAGATTAAAAAGTCAACCAAAAAGATAAACAGAATAAAATAATAAGGCAAAAACCTTTTATGCGCGAACCGCACCGCACATCATGAAACCAAAACCTATTGTGTAACGAGATAAATAAAACTCAACACTTTCCCACACTCTTTATGTGCTATAATAATACCATCAAAAGGGCTGCGAAGAGCGGCCCTTGAGCATTTTGAGGGAGATGAGCGGCAATATGGCAAGCCGAGCCCTACATTTTTGCCAGTACCCTGGATGTAATGCGCTGACCGCCGGACGATACTGCGATGAGCACCGGACGGCGGGCGAACTGCGGCAGCAGGAGCAGATACACGCCCAGGACGAGCGGCGGGGCAGCTCCCGGCAGCGCGGATATGATGCCCGATGGAGCAAATACTCCCGCTGGTATTTGTCGGCCCCGGAACATCAACTCTGCGCCCTGCGGCTGGACGATGGCTGCACTATGGTGGCGCGGTGCGTGGATCACATAGACCCGCCTGACGGGCCGGGCGACCCGCGCTTTTGGGATACCACCAATCACCAGCCCGCCTGCATACATTGCAACAGCGTCAAAGGACACAAAAAAATCATAGGCAAATACAGAATTTGAGAAAGGAGGAGCCTATGCCGACAGGAAGAAAGCCGAGGCCATTAAAGCTCGTCGATAACGGCAAAAACCGGCATACCAAAGACACAATGGAAAACCGGGAGAATGGCGAACCTACCGGCTGCTCCGACAAATTAAAACCACCCAAAAGCCTGTCCCCGGAGGCGAAGAAGGAATGGAAAAGGGTAGTAAAGCTCTACCGCCAGCTCGACACCCCGATAATTAACGATCTGGACATATCCGCCCTCGCTGCCTACTGCGAGAGTGTGGCGATATACCAAAAAGCCGAGGCGGAATACCAAAACGGCCCGCTTATATACCGGGCGGCGGACGGCAAGCCAACGGAAAACCCATATATCACCATCATGCGCCGGGAGGGGCAGAATATCATAAAATACGCCGAGCAGCTGTGCCTGTCGCCGGTGGGCCGTGCTCGCATGGGTGTAGCAGCAGCGAAAAAAGCCGCAGAGAGCGACCCCATGGCCGCATATCTGAGCAAGTACGGTGGTTAACTCGAACAAGGCCCTCGAAGTTATCGAGTTTGTACAGGCCCTTAAACATACCGGCGATTTTTACGGCAAACCCTTTGTGCTTTTACCATGGCAGATAGAGGTCATAAACTCCGTATACGGCACCGTGACCGCCGAGGGCATGCGGCAGTACCGCATGGCATATTTGGAGATCGCCAAGAAAAACGGCAAGACCGAACTTATTGCCGCGCTGAGCTTGTATCACCTGGTCATGGACGCACCGGGCGGCGAGATATACTGCGGCGCCGCAGACAGGAACCAGGCATCAATAGCTTTTAACGCCGCAAAGAGCATGGTGGAGCAAAGCGAAGTATTGTCCAAGATAATCAAAATCAAAGACAGCACGAAGGAAATGCTGAATCTCCGCACACACAGCCGCTTTAAAGTGCTGTCGGCAGAGGCGGCGACCAAACACGGCCTTAACCCCTCCGTGGTCATCATAGATGAACTACACGCCCACCCCAAGCGGGACTTGTGGGACGTGCTGACATTTGGTACGGGTGCTGCACGGAATGAGCAGCTCATATGGTGCATCACCACCGCGGGCGACGACCCCGACCGCAAAAGTGTGGGTTGGGAACAGCACGAAATAGCAACAAAGGTGCTGAGCGGCGAACTGACAGACCCGGCGTTTTACGCCAAAATCTATACCGTCCCTGAGGACGCGGACATATACGATGAAACAAATTGGTACTTAGCCAATCCCTCGCTGGGCGTATCCATCAAAATTGAGAATGTGCGCAGCGAGGCGATAAAGGCCCGAAACAGCCCGGCGGCAGAGAAGCTCTTCCGGTGGCTCCGGCTCAATCAATGGATCTCGCTTAAACGCACCGGCTGGCTGCCCATCACCCTATGGGATGATACCGAAGGGGGCTGGCATAAATCCGATATGCTGGGGCGGCCCTGTTATGTAGGCATAGACCTGTCCAGCACCACCGACCTGACCGCCGTGGCGGCCCTTTTCCCACCGCTGCCGGAGGAAACGGAGTGGCGCTTTTTTGTGGATGCGTGGATCCCGGAGGAAAACATGCGGGAACGGGAGCACCGGGACCACGTGCCTTTTGGCAAATGGGTGCAGGCGGGGCATATGCACGCGACCCCCGGCAACTGTGTGGACTACGCCTATATTGCCAACTATCTGGACAAGCTCATGCTGGACTATGACATCAAATATATTGCGGCGGACGAGTGGCGCATAGATTCCCTGCGCCCCCTCATGCAGCAGGAGGTTGCGGCGCAGAAGATAATCACCATACCCCAGACCATGAGCGGCATGTCCCCAGCAATGAAGGAAATTGAGCGGCTTCTACGCGAGGGCGAAATGACCCACGAGAGGAACCCTTGCGGGCGCTGGGCGTTTGGCAATGTAGTAGTAGCCCAGGACGGCAACGAGAACATAAAACCCATGAAAAACCGGAGCATAGAGCGGATAGACCCGATGTGCGCCCTGATAGACGCGATGGCGGCGGCGGTAAAACTGGAACCCAAGCGCAGCGTATACGAGCACCGCGGCCTGAGAATAGTGTGAGGTAAACAGTGAAGAGATTTAAACTTTTTGGCAAAACATACGAAATACGGGCGGCGGACGTTAAAACACTGCCCTCCGTATCAGATGATAGCGCATGGCAGATGTACCTTGCAGGGCAGGGTTACGCCATAAGCGCAGAGGGGGCGCTGCAGGTCGCGGCGGTATTCAGGTGTGTTGACCTGATAAGCAAGACCATGGCGGCGTTGCCCCTGCACATGTACAAAAATGCCGGGGAGGGCAAACAAAAGGCACGGGATCATCCCCTGTATAAGCTGTTGTATGTGCTGCCCAACCGCACCACCACGGCGTATGAGCTTATGCAAATGCTTGTGGCAAACATGCTGCTCACTCGCGGCGGGTATCTCCGCATAGTGCGGGACAGATACGGCTTTGTGCGACACCTCAAAAATCTGCCCACCTCCTGCTGCTCGGAAGTGTACACCAACCGGGAAAACGGGGAACAGTATATATACGTCACCTATGACGGCATAACAGAAACGCTCCGGGAGGGCGATTTTGTCTTTATTCCCGGTTTTAGATTTGGCGACCGCACGCCGGAAGACCCAATGACCATAGCCGCAAGCGTGCTGGGACTGAATAACAGCATGACACAATACGCGCAAAGGGGCTTTTCCGGTACTTCCCCCGGCGGCTATATAACCTATCCGGGGCAACTCTCCGATACGGCATACGAGCGCTTCAAAAAGGACTTCCAGAGCAACTACGGCGGCGCAGAAAACGCCGGGAAATGGATGTTTCTGGAAAACGGCTCCACGGCGCAGCCGTGGGACAGGGACATGTCAAAGACACAACTCCTTGATAGCCGCAAATGGGCTGTAACCGAGATATGCCGCATTTTCGGCGTTCCCCCGCACATGTGCATGGATCTGGAAAAGGCCACCTTTTCGAACATCGAGCAGCAGAGCGCCGAGTTTGTACGTGACTGCATAAATCCCCTATCCGTGCGTATAGAGCAGGCCCTTTACCGTGACCTGTTGAGCGAGGCGGAGCAGGCGAAGTATTATTTTAAATTCAACACAAACAGCCTGCTGAGGGGCGACACCGCCACCCGCACGAGCTACTACAACACCATGCGGCAAAACGGCGTGATGTGTGCTGACGATATCCGCGAACTGGAGGATATGAACCCCATACCCAACGGGCTGGGCAAGATATATTTTATCAACGGCAACATGCTGCCGCTGGAAAACGCAAAACTCAACGCGCCTAAAAGCGCGCAAGCGAAAGGAGCATCCCTGAAAAATGAATAAATTTTGGGAGTTTAAGGCTCTCGGCAACGCCGGTGAGCTTTTTTTGTACGGAGAGATCAGCGATACGTCATGGTGGGGCGACGAAATAACCCCTGCGCAATTTCAAAAAGAATTGGCGGCGCTGGGGGATATATCCACCCTTGATGTGTATATCAACAGCCCCGGCGGGGACATCTTTGCGGGATTTAGCCTGTACAACATCCTCAACCGCCACCCGGCGGCAAAAAACGTGCATATAGACGGCCTCGCCGCATCCGCCGCATCAGTGGTTGCCATGGCGGGCGATACCATCAAAATGCCCGAAAACGCCACGTTGATGATACATAATGCATGGACATACGCCGGCGGCGGGGCGGAGGACTTACGCAGGACCGCCGACGAGCTCGACCGCATCAATGACCAGATAGCGGACATATACGCCGCCCGCACCGGCAAGGAGAAGGACGAGATATCCGCCCTTATGACAGCAGAAACGTGGATGAGCGGCACCGAAGCGCTTAATATGGGCTTTGTAAACGAACTCATCGAAAACAAAAAGGTCGCGGCTTGTGCGGATACCGAAAAGTGGTTTGCGCTGTACAAGCACGCGCCGAAGGAACCGCCGGAAAACAGGGAGCCTGACAACGGGGGAGCAATCCAGCCCGCAGCAGATATAAACACCGCACTGCAGGAGCAGCGCAAGAGATTCAGAGCGACTAAACTAAAAATTTTGGAGGTATAAGTAACCGATGAAGAAACTCTACGAAATGATGCAGGATCGCGCAAATGTCGCAACCCAGATGCGCGAAATAATGAACAAATTTGAAGACGGCGTGATGGACGCGGAATCCACCGAGACCTATAACCGGCTCGAAAAGGAGTTTGACACGCTCAACGCCAACATAATCCGCGAGCAGAAGCAGCTCGAGCGGGAACGCGCCGCCGGTGAAGTGATCGACAAGCTGGGCGACAAGAAGGACGAGCACATTAAAGTATTTGCCCGTGCACTGCAGGGCGATCCCGAGTCCATAACCAGGTACAAAAACACCACCATGACCCTTGGCACAAACGCTACCGCCGGTTATCTGACCGCACCCGTGGAATTTGTCAACCAGCTCATAGCCGGGCTCAAAAATGACATGTTTATGCGCCAGATATGCAACGTTGTGGGCCCCATAGGTCAGGCACAGAGCCTTGGGTATCCCAGCCTGACTACCGATGCGTCTGATGTGGCATGGACAACCGAGGTGGCGGCAGCCCCCGAAGAGGCGACCATCGCCTTCGGCCGCCGCGAATTTAAGCCCCAGCGCCTTGCCAAACTGATTAAGATATCCAAGACCCTCATGCGCCACGCACCCAGCCCTGATCAGACCGTGCTTGACCGCATATTGTACAAGATCGAGGCGGCGCAGGAAAACGCCTTTATGAGCGGAACGGGCACTAACCAGCCTTTGGGCATCTTTACCGCCTCTGACAGCGGCATAGCCACCGGGCGCGACGTTACCGCCGCTTCCGCCACCGCCGTGGCCACCGACGACCTGATAGAGTGCAAATACGGCGTGAAGGGCCAGTATATGCGCGGGGCCTCCTGGGTAATGCACCGCGACCTCTGCAAGATGATCGCAAAGCTCAAGGACAGCGACGGCCAGTATATATGGCAGCCCTCCGTGCAGGCAGGACAGCCTGATATGCTGCTGGGCGCTCCCGTATATATGTCCGAGTACGCGCCTAACGCCGTAGCCACGGACAAGTACGTGGCAGTATACGGCGACTTTAAAACCGGCTATTGGGTATGCGACAGCGACGGCCTCTACATACAGGTGCTTAACGAGCTGTACGCCGTCAACAACGAGATAGGCTACGTTGTCGAGTACTATGGCGACGGCGCACCCGTAGTAGGCGAGGCGTTCAGCCGCCTGAAGATGAAGGCGAGCTGATGAAAATCAAAATGTTGACCTTAGCAGCCGGGCCGGAGGGAGTAACCCCGCCCGGCTCCATCATTGACATAGACGAGGCAACGGCGCGGCAGCTCATCAGGGGCTGTTACGCCATAGCCATGGAGGCTGACAATGGTAATAACAAGACAACCCCCAGCAGTGGAACCGCTAAGCCTCGAAGAGGTAAAACTGCATCTGCGGAATAACCCCGGCGATACCAGCGAGGACAAGGATATAATAGCTCCTCTCATAAGCGCGGCCCGCGAATATTGCGAGAACTATTGCGGGAAGTCATTTGCGGAGCAGTCCATAACCGCTTACCCGGAGGTGAGCGGCACTGTGACACTCCCGCGTGGCCCCGTGATAAGCGTGGACAGCGTTACAGTGGACGGCGAGGCGGTGGAGTATACCGCAGACGTGCGCCGCGGCACCGTGACGGTAAACAAGCCCGGCGCAGTCATAACCTACACCGCAGGATACGAGGAGACACCCTACCTTGTGCGACAGGCCATGCTCCTGCTCATAGGCCATTGGTACACCAACCGGGAGGCTGTGATACAGGGTTCTACGACCGAGATAGACATAGCGGTTCGCGCGATGCTGAATCAATATAAAGGCTGGTGGTTTTGATGGCAATTAAAGCTGGAGCAGGCGAAATGCGAACGAAAATCACCATAAAAGCGCCGGAATACAGCATCAAAGCCGGATTCAGCGCGGAAAGCTTTAAAAATGTTTTCCCCGGCCCCGTGTGGTGCAAGTGGGTGAATGCCCACGGTACGGAGGTATATCAGGCGGAAGAACTGCACTTGCGGCAGCCCGTGACCATAACCATGCGCTACTCGCCCCTTGTGACCGTCGAGTGCCGCATATGGCATGAGCGGGATGCCGAGCCTTACGAGATCATCAGCATAGACAACATAGGCGACCGCCGGGAATTTTTGGAGATTAAGGCTCAGAGGGTGGTGACGGCATGACCATAGCGGAGATACTCAAGGATGGATACACCGTATGCCACCCGCCCTACATGGGCGACCAGCGCAGCTATATCACGTATCAGTGCATGGGCCAGATCGGGACGCTATACGCAGAGGGCGCAGAAAAGGAAACGGGCGTGATGTACTCTGTGGATTACTACACCGACACTCCCCCGTTCGAGCTGGCTATAAAGGATATCAAGGGCAGGCTCGCTGCGGCAGGCTGGAGTTGCACTGTGGACGCGGAAATATACGAAGTGGACACGGGACTGTACCACATTGCCATGACCGCGGTGGGCGTAGGAGGGATATATGGCTAACGTTGAGTTTTCCGGATTTGATGAGGTGGAGGCGGCCCTAAAAGGCGTAAGGGACGGCATGGACGAACTAAACGACGAACTGATGAACGATGGCGCAGACTATGCAAAACAGGAAATCGAACGGGCCATATATCAGTATGGCGAATATCGTACCGGCTCTCTGCTACGCTCTATCAAAAAATCAAAAGGCAAGGATAAGGACGGCTCCCGCTATGTTATGGTGAAGCCCACAGGGAAAAACGACAGCGGCGCGTCCAATGGGCAAGTGGCATTCAGCCGCAACTATGGGCGCTCTAACGACCCCGGTTCCCGTTTCTGGACAATAGCCGAGGAACGCGCAGTAAAGAAATTTGAGGAAATTTTGAACCAAAAGGTAAACCTATTTTTTAAGCAGAAAGGATTGGATTAAATGCCTACTTTTGATCTCAGAGGAATAAAAATCGGCAAATATATAAACACCGAGGGCACTATCACTTATGAAACGCCCATAAGTATGGGCGATGCCATGAGCGTGGAGCTGAACCTGACCGCTGCCGAGGGCAGACTGTACGCCGAGAGCCGCCTTGCCGAGTACAAGAAACTCATAACCGGCGGCACTGCCAGCGTTGGAGTGAAATACATCACCGACGAGGCACAGAAACTGCTTTTTGGCATGAGCGAAAATACGCGCAACGTAGGAACAAACACCTCACAAAAGAGCCTTAAAGCCACTGCGAAGGACATTGCGAAGTATGTCGGCATGGGCTTTTACGCCCCGGACGCTATTGACGGCACGGACAAATATACCGCCGTCTTTGTGTACAAGGTGCTTTTTGGCGCACCCGGCTATGTATACGCCACAAAAGGCGACAGCATCACCTTCCAGACTCCCACGACCACGGGCGAGTTTTTAGCAGATGACAGCGAGGACAAGAATATCATGGAGATTGCAATACTGGCAAGCGAAAGCGATGCGGTAGCGTGGATAAACAAGTGCTTCGGCGCGTCATAAAAGGAGAACGGCATGGATATAAGACTGAAAACCGCAAAATACACCTTTGACGGACAGGAAATGACCCTCTGCTGCAACATGAATGTGCTGGCGGACGTGCAGGAAATGTTTGACGGCAATATATCAAAAGCGCTCAGGAGCGCTACGACAAAGACAATCGTGTGCTTTTTGACTGCCATGATAAACGACTATCTTGACAGCGAGGGCTCCGACAAGTCTTATACCGTGAAGCAAGTGGGGCGGCTCATACCGCCCTCACAGCTTTCGGGCGTAACGTCGCTCGTGATGGACCTGACTGCAGCGGCGCTTCGCGGCGATGAGGAAGCGGAACCAAAAAACGCGAAAACCACGCGGAAGACGAACCCATAAATTTCGCGTGGTATCTTACGGTATGGGTGATACGATTCGGACTGAGTGAAAGGGAATTCTGGAAAACGGCCACGCCGTACAGGATAGCAAGAATAATCAAAGAATATGCAAAAATACAGGGCATAACGCAGGAGAAAACTAAAAGCCTATCCGCATTTTTGAGAGGTACGTAAATGCCGAGCATAAGAACGAAATTTATAGCCGAAGGGGAAAAGGAATATAAAGAAGCACTGAAAAGCATAGATAATGGCATGAAAGTGCTGCAATCGGAATCAAAAAAGCTGGCGGCGCAGTTTGAGGATAATGCCGATTCCGCCGAGGCGTTGAACGCAAAAAACAAAAACCTCGACGAAAGCGTGTTGAACCTGAAAGACAAACTGGAATTGCAGGAAGAGTGGCTAAAGAAGGTGGGCGCGGCCTATGGCGAGGCCGACGAACGCACGATGCGCATGAAAAAGGCCGTGAACGACACCGAAACGGCGCTCATAAAAGCCGAAAAAGAGCTGAAAAACAACACGGAAGCCTTGAAAGAGTACGGCGATGGGGCTGATAATGCGGGGGACAACAGCAAGGGGCTGGGCGATGCGCTCGACGAACTGGGCAGCAAATTTGGAATAAGCCTGCCGGACAACATCAAGGGAACCCTCGACGGGATGGTGAAGATAGACGGTCAATCCATGGCGCTGATAGGCACGTTTGCGGCGGTAGCCGCCGCGATAGTGGTGGTAGAAAAAGCGCTTATCGACTTGACGGTGCAGCAGGCAGAATGGGCCAAAGAAATCGAGAGCGGTTCATCTCAGCTTGGCATGTCCACCGAATCATATCAGCAGCTCGATTATGTAATGCAGTCCGTGGGTTACTCGATGGATCAGGCTAAGGGAGACCTTTCCGCCCTTGCAGAGAAAGCACAGGACGCCGCCGGCGGCTCCGGCGAAGCGGCGGAAATGTTCGACCGCCTCGGCGTATCGGTGACAAACACCGACGGTACGATGAAATCACAGGCACAGCTATTTGCAGAAGTATACAACGCATTGGCACAAATGTCTGATGTTACCGAGCGAAATGCAATAGCATCTAAACTGTTGGGCACTACCGGTGAAGAGGCTGTTATCCCCATGCTGGAGAAATACGGCATGGCACTGGGACAGGCGGCCTCGGCTGCTCCAATAGTGAGCGATGAGAATATACAGAGGCTTTCCTCGCTCAGCGACGCGCTGGGAGAGTTTGAAAACAGGATAAACACGGCAAAAAGCAACGTTGCCGCCGAGTTTGCCCCGTCTCTTGAACAGGTGCTACAGGTAGTGGGCGACCTTGCCACTAAATTTGCCGAATTTGCAGCGGATACCGGCCTTGTGGAAATGTTCGGCAAGCTTTTAGAAGTGGTAGCAAATCTCCTGCAAGAGCTGGAACCGTTACTTGATATACTTAGCCAGCTAAAACCAGCTTTTGATGCGATAAACGGCGTACTGTCCATGATTGCAGATGCGATAAATATAGCCGCCAATGCGGTGGGCGTACTGGTAGATGCGCTGGAATATTTATTTTCGTTCGGCCAAAAGGACTTTGACACCAGTCATATACAAAATATTGCCAATGTTTTGAATGGCACTAACAGCAGTTTCGGGCGCTGGGTAGGCAGCGTGGCATATAACGCCGCCGGCACCGACAACTGGCGCGGCGGCCTGACTTGGGTGGGGGAGAACGGCCCGGAGCTGGTCAACCTCCCAAAGGGAAGCCAGGTGCTCACCAACCAGGAGAGCCGCAGCGTGGGCGGCGACACATTCAACATCAGCGTCAATATGTCGCAGATAAGCGACATACAGAAGCTCATCGACATGGCGAACAACTACCGCCGCAGCGTGCGGATGGGATACGGAGGATAATAGATGGCGACATTAGCAGATTTGCCGCTCGGGGCAACAATACTCATCCCGGTAGGCACCGAAGAAAACAGGCTATGCGAAGTGGCTGATAAAAATAACCTCGTATCCGGCGGAGCGGTGCTGGTATACAAAAATGCATACGAAGAATCGGAGTTTGGAAACTCGACCCTATACCCGAACGGAACACTGGATAACCTTATAAAAAATACGATATTCAACAGTTTCCCGCAAGCGCTGCGCGAGAAAATGTTAAACGTCACCTTCGCGCTCGAAGGCAGCGGCAGCATAACCCGCAAAATGTTTGCCCTGACCTATACTATGGTGGGCTTTGGGGATAACAACGGAGTTGCGGAGGGCAAAGCGCTCCAATTATACACGAGCAACACCAGCAGGGTTAAAACCCTTGACGGCTCGGCAGCCAAATGGTGGCTCTCGTCGCGCAGCAGTACCCCCTACTCGCGCTACGTCCTCACCGATGGCACCGCCTTCACCAACTACCCGTCCAACTTCTACGGGGTTGTCCCCGCTTTTGTAATCCCCCAATCAACACAACTGGAGGATGCCCAAAACTCCGATGGCAGCTACTACATAAAGGATCTGCTCCCGAACGATAAAATAACCGCAACGGCGACAAAACCAAAGAACACATACGCCGGAAGCTGGGAGACCGTAAGGTTCGAGTGGACGTACAAAAGCGAAAACAGCATCCCACAGAAAAAATACGAACTGCAATACAAAGACGCGTCACATACAGAATGGACGGAGCTGCAAACAGGAGAAACGGCAAACACATACGCCGACATACCGCCGAATACCTTAGTTGCGGGAACCGTATACTGGCGTGTGCGCTGCACTAATATTTATGATGCCGTATCCGCATGGAGCACGGAAGTATCGTTTACGGCTCAGGGCAAACCATCCACACCGACGGTATCCGCAACGGCAAGCCCGAGGCCGGTGATAACGTGGACAGGCGAGGGGCAGCTTGCCTATCAGGTGAAGGTAGACGATGCGGTGCTCCGCACCGCTTACAGCACTGACGGGCGGTATAAGGTTAAAGAATATCTGGCTGATGGCGCGCACATAGCCGCAGTGCGGATACAGAACGAATACGGCCTTTGGAGCGATTGGGGAACGGCTGAATTTACCGTTGCCAACACCCCGGGCGCGCCAATAACACTTTTTGCCGCGGGCGGCGAAAAAGCGACCCTTGCGTGGACGGAAACGGATCACAAAACTTACTATATCTACCGCGATGACATACCAATAGCAAAAACCACGGCACACACATACTCCGACCAAATGGCCATAGGGACGCACAAATATAAAGTGCGCGGCGTTACTGGAGACAGTTACTCCATGTCCAATGAGGTCACGGTCACGCTTTCGGTAGACGCGCCGGAGATAGCGGCGCTGGGCGAAATGCAATGGTTGCGGCTGGAATATTCCACCGCGCAGAATAGCCCGCTGGGCGTGTCGACGTATCAGGATGTAGCGTATCAGTTTTACGCCGGGCGGCGGTATCCCGTGGCTGAGACCTCGCAGCAAATAACCAAAATATACAGTTTTAACGCTGCCTTTAACGATGCGGCGCAGGCAGCGGCTTTTGAGGGGCTGCTGGGCAAGACCGTGATATACAGAGATCAGCACGGTTGCCTGTTCACCGGCCCACTGATGGGCTTCGAGCTGAGCATAGACCAGTTTTTCAGGGCGTTTACGTGCAGCGTGCAGCAGACAGACAACAAAGAGAGGATCGAGCATGATTGATGCGATGAGCGTAGTAGCCAGCCGCTTTGAAGTGATACGCAACGGGGCTGTTACAGAGTACGATCTGACGGCGGTGGGAGATAGCTATCCCACCGTCACCATGGCGGCCGACGGCGAAATAAAAACCTCCTTACACGGAGTGTTTGAGCACAACGATAATGTGGATTATCTTAACGACGAGATAAGGCCGTACTACATCAAGGATGGCATAGAGTATCCTCTCGGCGTATACATGATAGGCACGCTGACCACCAAACACACCAAATACGGCAAGGACGAGGACACCATAGAGGCATACGACCGGGCGCTGAGGCTCAAACAGACCAAAACCGAGACCCGATATTATGTTGCGGCGGGGACGCCATACATGACTGCGATACAGGGCCTTATCCGGGGCGCCGGAATACCGCGCATACAGATGGACGATTGCGAGGACACTCTTGCCACAGACCGTGAGGATTGGGAAATAGGCACAGAATACCTGACCATTATCAATACCCTGCTGTCCGAGATAAACTTTTCGGATATTTGGTTTGATTTTGATGGGGTGGCCCGCCTTGAAAGGTACGAGGCCCCGTCCAGCTCCAACATAGACCGGGAGTATCGGGACGACGAATATAGTATTATCGCCCCGGAATACACAGAGGAAATGGACATATATGAGGCCCCCAACGTTTTCATCGTCAACGTATCTAACCCTGACTATGACAACCCCATGACCGCAACGGGCATAAATGACAGCATGATCTCCGCTTTGTCCACGGTACGCAGGGGGCGGCGCATATTGGCGACGCCGGTTGAACTGGATAATATAGCAAGCCAGACGGCGCTGCAAAAATACGCGGATAATCTTGCTGTGAAATCCATGCTTACAACGCAAAAAATCAAATTTTACACGGCCGTAAACCCGGCCCATGGCGTAGGAGATGTTATCGCGCTGTATAACGGGGAGCTGGTAGGCGTGTACGAAGAAACCGACTGGAAAATAGAAATACGCCCTGGCGCCCTCATGGAGCATCAGGCAAAAAAGGTGGTGTTCGTGTGATATATCAGGAGCAGGAAGCACTGTTTTTACAAAAGCGCAGGCCATCAGCGGCGAAATTTGCCTCTGTGGTGGCGGTGTCCGGCGGCAAAGCCACGCTCAAATTTGACGGAGAAACTACCGCTACACAGAAACGCTATAAATATAACGCCGCGCTCTCGTTGAAAGCGGGCGACCGGGTAAAAGTGAATAAAATATCCGGCACTTATGTCATAGAATACAAACTGTAGGAGGGCGACTATGCTTACAGGCATTATACGCGGGCAGAGGCTTATGCTGCGTACACCACTTGTGGTGGCGGACAGCATAAACTATCTGACTGCAAAATTTGCGTTTGACGCCGACTGGAAGGGCCGCGTTATCACGGCCTATTTTGTATGCGGAGATAAGACCATAACCGCGGAGCTCACAAGTGGCGAAATCACTGCAGAGCAGGGAATAAACCTCACTGCAGGACGCTGGGAACTGAAACTATCCGGCATAAAGGCCGACAGCCGCGTGACCGCGGGCCCGGTATGGTTTGACGTACTGCCGTTCGGCGCTGCGGATGGCGAACTGCCGGATATATCCCTGACGCAGTACGAACAACTCCTTGCAAAAATCGGCGACATGGACGATCTGACCACCGCGGACAAGAATACCCTTGTAGCGGCCATAAACGAGGCAGCGCAGAGCGGCGGCGGTTCCGGCGGCGGGGGATTGCCGGCGGGCGGAACGCCGGGGCAGGTACTCA